ATTATGTTGCCATCGAAAATATAATCTACCTTAGGTATCAGTAAGTTACCATCATAATATACAATAACATATTCATCAACTTCAGGAACGAATGCTGTACCACCGACAGTAATTTTAAATTCAGAGACACCATCACCAAAACTACTGGAGATATTGTCAATACTACCAATAGTATTTTCTAAAAATCCACTATAAAATTTAATACTAGTTAAATCAGCACTATCAGATGTCAATACCGCTCTAGGAGCAGTTGTAAAAACAATATTAGTACCACTAATAGTATAATCTAGTCCAGGTATCAGATATTCACCGTAAACTTGTACAATAAGGTGATTTACACTAGGAGGACCGATTGGTCTATCTTCAGCAGTTAACGCAAATGAACGAGTAGTTCCATCAAAACTTTTAAGAGGACTTTGAAGTTCAATCTGTTTTAATTTTACCTGTTCATAAGAAATACCAGGACTGAAAGAAACGTTTGGTGCAGATGAAACATTTTCATAGAAAATTACTTCATCGCCAATTAGAACTGTGCCATTTTCAGATAAAAACTTTTGAACATTCTCTACCGAGATAGTGGTAGTTCCACTTGTAATATCTCCTACAAGAGTTGTACTACCATCTAGAATATCGACATCAATTTGATCGATATCAAGATATCCAAGAAGATTATTCAGGATATTTTGACCTAATCCTGTTTTTTCCTGAGACTTGTAATAATACTCGACAAACTTCGTGAACAGTTCGTACTCCGTCGAAATAAAGTCTGGGAGTTGATTCGAAACCGCGTTTGAGACCTTATTAATATTCATCTAACTAAGTAAAACAGGCGGATGTATTGATAGAACCAGAGTTGTCGATGTTTGGGACATCCAGAAGGTCTGGAATAACATTGAACACTGATGGCGTCAAACTATTTAGTGGTATTGCCGATGGGAACACAGTGCCAATTGGGGAAACTGAAATCTCAGGACTAATAACATTAATAATAGTTCCAGGTGTAGTTGCAGGAATAATAGAACTATTTGAAGGTATGATTTGAACAGGAATACTAAGACCAGTAGGTAGATTATCAACATTGACAACTACGCCAGCACCAGTTGTAGCATCAGTAACAGAAATGTCAGCATCTGCAGGAGTTTGAGCTCCTGTACCAATAATATTAATAGGACCAAAGCAAATTTCACCAGTGGAGTAATTTACAGTTCCTGCTGCATTATTCGTATATACCTTTCTATTACCTGTATTGTAGAAAGTCCTCAGATTGCCGTAACCATCGTCTTCGAAGTATTGGTCAATACCAGGTCTATCTGCTGTTCTGAAGGGTCCTGAGAGGATTACAGGTTCTTTCTTACATTCTCCATCACTACCATCCTGAGAAGGAGCACTATTGTAGATAGGTGACCCTGTAGAAATACAATATGTATTAGTTTGATTTGTATTTGGATTGATGTACTTCAATATTGTAATTTGAGTTGTAACATCAGTAATACACTTATTAGATAACTCAATTGCTCTTTCAAACTGTTGTGTGCTGAAAGATGCGTTGAAATTATTAATTTTTGACTGTGTACCCCAATCGAGAATTGATTTGGATATATCAGATTTAATTTGTGATGTATTAGAACCACATCCAGTATCATAATTTACATAAATCTTAGGATTAATGTAAATGTTGTCGGGGTCAGTTATAACAACTTCAATAGATGCCATACCGTAACTTCTCAATTGAGAAGAAAGACTCTTTTTAGTTTGATCGTTAAGATTTGTGCCAGTCTTTGTCTTAACAACTAGATAAACTTTTCCATAAACAGGAGGATTCAAAGAATCTCCACCAAAAGCAACTACAGCAGCAGCATTAGCATAGATGTTTTTTGTGATAACTTCATAATCTTGTGCTGTGACCGCTCTGTATTGAGCAGAGTAATATCTTGGAGCATAATACTTAATAGATTCAACTGGTTCTGCATCATCCCCAAGAACTGATTTAGATTTTACAGTTACGTCAACAACAGACGGTGCATAGGAAGTTTGATTTGAATCAGTTATCAGTCCAACAAAAGCAAATGTTTGAACACCGTTTGCTTCTTTACCAGCAGTAACCATGTAACGAAGAACAATAACTTCTCCATCTTTCACTGAACGTCCAATACTGTCGTCACCAAATCTAATCTGATAACGCATGTCATCTGATTCAGAGATGAAATATACTCTGGTTGTTGACTCTAAATTGGTAATATTATCAACTCTGGAGTATAAATCAGAACTTGTTGATGTTTCGTTTGGTTTTACTCTAACACTCAGAGTAGAAATATCAGCATCTTCGGATTGAATAATATATTTTTGTTTTGCAAAGGTGTTAACAAGATAGTTGTATTCAATAAGACTACCTTCATAAACTTCTAAGTTGTCAAACTCTGCTATCCCTGTAGAAGGGTCTACTTCAGTGTTTGTATCTTGAAGGACATTCCAAATATAATTGCCACCCGTTGCAACAGGTCCTCTAGGCAAAGTAACAGAAGAAGGATAAAAACCCCCAACTGTTTGGGTTTGAACACGCAATTTAAGACATGCCTTAGAACAAATGATAGAGTCGGGAGTATAGTTTAAAAGTTTAGCAACTTTTACAATATTGTCCCTAACACTTGCAGAAGGCAAGAATGCTTCATTTAATGCCATGTTAGCATTAAATGAAGTATAATAAGTGTTATATGCTAATGTGTCAATTAGATACGATAATGCAGAACCTTCAAAATCATAATCTGTAAACTCTGTACGAGTTCTTAGATAAGATTTAATAGAGTCTTTGATATCTTCAAAGTCTAGTGCTGTTAAATTATTTGGTTGCATTATTCTGGTTTCTGTAATACAAACGTGATTGCTTCTAAAATGGGCACTCCAATAACTTGATATTCAACAGTTACATGGATTTTATTATTTTCGTAAATTGGAGTTACATCAACGTTAATTAACTCCACCCGTTCTTCATGGTTAGTAATTGTATTTATTATCTCCTCATGAATTGAGTCTATGGTAAAAGGGTCTAGAGGTTCAAACAAAAGTTCGTAAACTCTAGACCCTACTAAGGGCGAAAAAGGTTTTTCTCCTGGCACCGTCAAAATAAGATTTTTAATTGACTGTTTTATAGAATTTTCATTCGTAACAGAAGATACGTCATCCGTAAATATATTTCGAGCAAACGAAACATTGAAATCTTTAAACGATTTTGATCTTCTTACATTCTTACCAGAAATAGATTTGAGAGCCATTCCATTTTAGCACTATCGTACTATTTATCCTACTTCCCTTGACCTCTATATCTCTTCTTTGCTGCGTTTCTGGAACTGGAAGCATATTTTGTGTTCTGACCAGACCCCTGCCTTGTTTTTTTAGGTTTAGATTCGATGAAAGAACTGCCAAGAAGGGATTTTTTGACTTTTGCCATAATCTATTTGTAAGTGACGTTAATATTATAGCACATTAGGCAACACCCCCGCCACTCATCTCAATAAAAACATTCGGACTGCAACCTGTAACTACAGAAGTACATGGAAAAGCAGGAGATTGATCTCCCATTAGGTCTCCAAATTTAGAAACATTCACTTTACCAATAAAAACTGTCTTAGCAGTTGCCATAATCTTTCTAGAATGTCCTACAGTAGGTTCTCTACCTGCCATTACACCTAAAGTACACCAACTAGCAGGGTTTGGTGTACTGCCCCCTGGACACCCCTTAGGAATGCCTGTATATGAAGCTGTGTGTACAGTAAGTGTAGGGTGAGGAGTTAATATATCCTGATTCACCATAGGAATGAGACCATTGACCACTACTCTAGAAGCAGCGGCAATACCAACTGTTAGAGGTAACTGAGGAGTGGGTGGCCATAAAGTAACAGCATTCATTTCTTGCACTGGTTTGGGGATAATCTTAATGTCATTGGGTGGCATGATACATCCTGGTAGTATCGATCCTCCCAAACCAGGATGATGACTAGAACCTGACCCCAATCCATGTCCTGAGCAACTGCCCATAAAAAGTCCAATTCCGCCTGCCATAGTTCTTAAGTTTGTATTAGTGGATTGCCATATGCCTTAGATGCTGCAACAACAGTTGCTGCAGACCTTGTTAAATCATGTAAAAATAACATTTGTCCCGAAACTTCCCATGATGTGCAACCTGGTCCATGAGGTCCTGTTACAACACAGGTTGTAGATGTACTATTTGTAGCACCTGTAGTGGGATCTGTTACTGATGTTGGCGGTACTATTGGCGGTGTAGGTGGTGGACAAACAGTAGTATTAACACCAGGTGTAGTTGGCGTACAACTAAGAGTTACATTGATAGTAGCTCTAGCACTAGGATCTGCACGATATTGTCTTATCACATATTTAGTAAACTGAGACCCATATGGTAAATCTCCAATTCTGCCCTGAACAGTTTCAATTAAGACCTCTGGTAAATTTTTGAACTCGGGAATTACTTCTTGAGTAATATCATCAATACTTTTAATAATACGAGTTTTCCTATCTGCCTCTTCTTTCATGATATCAGTGACCATACTCTTGTAATCAAACTTCTGTAGGTGCTTCAAATCTACACTTCTAGACAAAATATCCTTCAATGGGTCTGTTTTCCCCTTTGAATACAAACTTTGAGCAAGAGCATCGAGTCTATTTCGCTCAGGATCGTATTTTACCTCAATATTTTCTACCTTATTGGTAAATGTAATGTCTTCAGGGACTGTTTCCGCAGTTTCCCTGAAGTCTTGCCTAGCATTTGAGTCTTCCTGACCAGGATATGCGTCAAAATATTCATTATAGCGGTTCACTCTACCAGGTTCATACCCGTCATTACTGTATTTGGTCGTTTCCTTCCTGTATGTGTTGGAAATAAACACCCTTGGTGGTTGATTTTCGTCATATAGAGTGCCACCACTGATAATTTTGATGGAAGAGAGCGCACCTCCAACAAAAATACCTTGAACAATTGCTTCTTTTCCATTTTCTGATGGAGGACCCGCAACAACTAGGTCTGGATCTTGACCATTTAGGAATGCTCGCGTCAAATTTGCGCCAACTTCAGTAATAGTAAACCCTGTTACGACTCCATTTGTAACAGTTGCTACTGCTTCAGGTAATTTGACGCTATTAAACACGTCGGGACTGTTTTTATCGAAACTTGCAGTTACATATTGCACCGATTGTTCCGTAAATTCGTATCTTCCAATTAAACATGCTCTATCAGCAATACCAAATCCTGCTTTTGCTGTGATAACATGATTTCTAGATGAGGTATATTGCGTATCTTTTGCAAAATTACTACCACTTCCATCCAAATATACAACATGATAGAGAAAATTATCTAAATCTGTGTGGTAAACGCGGATAATGTTATGTCCATTAATGACATCACCTGCTCTCATAACATCAAAACCGCTTTGACCCTGCACAACTTGCACTGGACCGACAGAAGTAATCTTTAAATCAACCTCTAGAGTGGTCTGAGTAGTATCTGGATGAGTATGAACGTATTCTAATTTAAATACATCATTGACTGCATAGTTACTTCCTGGGTTCATCAACTCCAAAACAGTCCATCTAGTTCCAGTAAACACTGCTGGATCTACTGTTTCATCAATAACAGGTTCAATTCGTACCTTGACTCGAAATCCAGTCTTAGTTGCTGTCTCTAACTCTTGGTCATATATCTCAAAGGTATTAAAACTCTCATCACCAACCTGCCAAGGATTTTGTGTAGACACATATTCAGTACCTATTTGCAATACTTCATCATATACATCAACGTATGTTGCACCATTATATGAAAATTGAAAATCTGTTACTCCATCAGGTAACGTACTAGATAACTGATTATATTGAAATACTACTTTTTGACTGTCAGTACCAATTCCAAATAAATCGGGGAAAGGGCAATCTAAATCATTAGTAAGATTTTGTCCACTATAAGTATACTTTACATCTGTAATTGCTGGTGTACATGTATGAGCTGTACAAGGTTGACATGAAGTGGTAGATGTTGTTGTAGTTGTTGATGTTGCTGGAACTTGGGGTGTGCCCTGGGTGGTAGAAGTACTGTTAGTAGTACAAGTTTCGATATAGTATACTGGATATCCAGCGCCCCCCGCTCCAGGAGTCCCAGAAGTATCAAAGATATACGATATCCAGGTATCAGAAGACTGCCAATCAAAGGATAATTCATCAGGATAATAGTCATATACAAAATCACCACCACCAAAACCTGAGGCACATTGAGTATACCTCAGTTTACCACAGTTAGTTGTGGTTGCCGCAGCACCACCATCTACATACCCACTTGTACCAGCACCACCTGGTGGTCCTGTTGCTGAAAAAGATACAAATACTGACGGATGCATAACTGCATCACCAGTCCTTTTAGGAATGTTATAGTTACCTGTACGAAATTGTGTTATAGGATACTCATTATATTCAACTGATACGCCCGCGCTACTAGATGCTGCTTGTGGTCTTCGGCGGGTACAATGATCTGTCTCTTCACAAGGACTCCCCTGATTCCTACATGCTCCCATTTTCTAACCTCTCTATACGTGCGTAGATTAAATCTAAGTTCTCACATAATGTAAAATAATCTTCGTTACCAGGTGGTCTATAATAAGTCTTGTCTGGTGTGGGCATTACTTGCACAGTTTCTTCTAATGACTGCAATCGTTTCCCAAGTTTTATAAGCAATTCATTTAATATATCGTGAGCATTGGCATTATCTTTTAATGCCTCATAAATTTCATCACTGGTCATTAGATTTTCGGAGGGTAAATGATGTTCCATCTTCGGTGATATCATAGTCTAAAAGAGTTCCTACATCCCATCCCAACTCTTCACACACTTCATATGGAATATTGAGAATTAAATCTCCAAAGTCGTCTTCTTCTAAAGTGGTTGTGAATCTATGGGACATAACTTCTATAAACGATTGATTATCTGAGGGTTGTCTGTTGAATGTTTTGCTTTCCACTCAACCCATAGTGTATATAGATCTTCTACAACTTGAGAAGCGTATGCAGATGCATAATAGTCTGCACACTCGTACATACGAGGGTCTAGAAATGCCTCTAACCTTATCAATTGCTCCAATGCCCATACTCTCGTGTCTTGTCTCTCTATGCGGGTCTTAGCATCCATTTTTTATCTCAGAAAATTTTTTAGAACCTGTGGAAAACTTTTTTGAATTTTATATATCAATCGCTCTGGGGAACCTTTGTAGGTTAGGGTAGTGGCCTTTTTTATATTTAAGGGGGCCCAATAAACTGCCTATATGACATTTAACACTGCCGCTAAGTGTTACTCAAAGGACCTCCGAATACCTCTGCTATTATACACTAACCTCTGCTGATTTGTCAACTACCTCCCAATACCATCCGATAGTCTTGATGTAATCAAAGGTAGACATTCTCGGAGTATTTGGGTAACTATCTCCCCGAGAGTTTCTAATACCATCGATGTACTTCTCTAAGTCATAGACTGACACGAATGTTGCTCTAAGTGTCTCTGATTGATCGTAGATAATGTATTGCATAAGTGGGAAAGATACTAGGTCTGTTTCTGAACCTCTACAAGGTAATTGTACCATCTATTTGATAGTTTGTCAAGTGCCTCTGTATGACTCTCTGAGGGGAATGATTAGTAATGGTGATGAGAGTATCTCCGAGGTGATTAGAGGGGGTTGACAATCGTTAGAGAACGTGCTTAGACTACAATTAGTGGAGACATTTAGAGAGAGATAAAGAACACATAATAGTTTATTTAATGTTTTCCACAATTTCCGCATTATCTGTGGAAAACTAACATTAACTCTCTGTGGGGGTTTCTATTAGACTATCCCAATACTTTGGGTAAACACATAAACAAACTTGTCTGATGGGATGTTTAGCATGTTCTGCTTCTAATACGGGTTTTGGATATTCTTTGATACAAAGAGTTATGTAAAACTCAGAGATGAACTTTACAAAACCAATGTACTCATTATATTGGAGAGTTTGCCCTAGGTAGAAGTCATTAACTGTTTTCATAAAAATAAGAATGCTTGTAATAATTAAGGTTAATAACTAAACGATATGGCGTATCAGTTGATGTTGTTCCTGAGTGCATTGTACGGTTATCAAATGTAACTAACCGACCTTGCTTAGATAACACTTCATGATATTTGTAT